CGACCGGGACCAGCCAGCAATCACCGTCTTGATGGACGGTGTACTTGTTGCCGGCGTCGTCGGTGACGACGGCACTATCGCACACGGTCTCCCATGCGTCCCAGTACTCGCGATGCTCGGGACCGATCTCAAGGATGGCCCAGTCATCGTCGTCAACGCCGCTGACGCGCTTGGCGCGCTCTTCCTTCGTCCATGACTGAGCGAAGTCGCGCGGGATGTAAACGCCGCGCGCGTCGTTCAGAAACAGGAACGGCTCTGGCCGTTCGTAATGTGCCTCACTCATCGTTGCTCCTTCTGTGGAATATTCCATTGCATGCCGTCCTGATCGGGCTCGGTCATGTAGACTTTGTGCGCGCCTTGCGGCGTGAACATCGTGCGTTCGGTTGATCGCGGGTAGCCGACGACGACGTTGCCGCCGTTGTTGACCAGCGAGTGGATGAGACTGAGCACCGACTTGTTGTCAATCGCGCCGGCTGCGTTGGGCAGGATGGTCGCGGCCATGATGTTCTCGTTGGTCGATGGCGAGAACACCACCTTGCAGCGGTCAGGCCTGAGCGCGGGCGGCAGTCTCTCGTGCGGGTCCTCGCGTGACTGGCTCATCAGCCATAGGCACTCGAATTCGCGACAGGTCGCGGGCCGGGCGTCGTAGATGGTGCAGCCCTCGCCAACGGCGCAGTGCTTGCACCAGTCGCCGGCCTTGCTCTGCACCTCGGGCACCTCGAACACGCGACAGCACGCGGTGCACGTGCCACAGTGGTTGGTCATGGTTTCACCTCATCGTAGGTGACGACGTCGATGCCCATCGCGATCAGCTTGGCGCTGGCCTCGCGGTGGACGTTGACCCAGTAGGCGAAGTTCTCGCGCTTGTAGGGTCGGGCGTGCAGGGCGGCGTCGACGTTGGTCGCCGCGACCGAGCGGTGGGTGATCAGCGCGCTGAGCTCGATGGCGAGGGCGCGGTCAACGATGGTCGTCATGGTGTTGCTCCTTACGTTTGATGTTGTCGGACTTGATGCGAACGCGCAGCGCAAGCCGGCTGTTGGGTTTCAGTTTGCGCCAGTACGCCGCGCGCTGCACCAGTTGCATGACGCGCGGCGGACCGGCAGGGATGAACACCTCGACGTGGTTGTCAGTCACGCGGTAGGAATTACCCTTGTGCTCGATGATCATTTGCAGTGCTGAGCCGTGCCGTGGTTGTGGCAGGTGTGGTTGGGATGTGCGTTGCTCACCGTGAGCGATGACAACAGCGCGAGGATGACGAACAGGACTTTCATGGTTGCTCCTTTGAGACTCGTTTGACGGTGGCTCTGACGTACTTCATGAAGCTTCGAGAGGACGGGGAAGCCGCGACGATGACGAAGCGGCCATTCGGCAACCGTAGACGGTAGTGCCCGCCGCCGGTTGGTTCGAGATCAGCGCCGGGAAATTCCCGGCGGAGCTCGCGCACGATCTTGCGCATCAGTGCTTGTGGCTCGACCACGTGGCACCGCCATCGTGGCTATGATGGCCTTGCGCCAGCGCCTGTCGACTGACGCCGCGCCCGGCCAGTTGCTCGGCACGAGCAATCGCTTGCTTGGCCAGCGCCGAGCCGGTCGCCATGATGACGCGGTAGGTGCAGGCGTCGCTGACACCGCCGCGCTCGGCATCGGTCATGCCCGTGAAGGCAATGGCACCGGTCCGCTTGTCGACGGCGATCTTGATCTTGCCCTTGCGGATGAGCTCATCGGTGAACGCGATGATCTCCTTCACTTGGGTCTTACGTTCGGAGAGAGTCTGGTTCTTGTTCTGGAGTCGAGTATCGCATGCCATGATGGTTGCTCCTCGTGAGAGTGAACCGGGCGGCGGTGGTGCCGCCCGGGTATCGCTTACAGGTCGATGGCGTGGGCCTTGGGCTTCGCGGCCTTGACCTTGGCCTCGGGTGCCAGATCGAGCGCCCGGCCTTCCTGACGCGGCGTCGCCACCTCGCGGGCCTCATCGAGATCGAGGAACGCGGTGCGCGCCTCGGTCACCTTGCGGATCGCCCGCAGGTCGATCTCGGCGGCAGCGGTCTCGCCGGCCTGTACGATCTTGCGCGCGGAAGAGCGCGCCGCATCGATGGCCAACTGGATGCGCACCGCAGCGTCAGGGCTGAGCATCTGGCCGATGCCCTTGGCTTTGTTGGCGGCGTCGCGGATCGACTTGACGTCGAGGTTCTTCAGACCTTGCTCCATCTGGCCCAGAAGATCAGAGACTTCCGAGTTGATGGCGCGGACCGCCTCGACATCGTCGGCGGCGATCTTACCGACCATGACGTAGACCGACACGCGGGTCAGGGTCGCCGTGGAGTTGAAGCTGTCAACGATCTGGTGCGCATCCTTGATCGCCTTGTCGAGCTCTTGCTGCGCGGCCTCGGGGCAGAGCAAGCCGAACGCTGAGTTGACGCACACGCTGTTGATGACCGAGCGTGCCTTGCCGCGCGCCTCGCCGGCAGCCTTGAATTCGACCGGGTCAGCGATCACTCGCTTGGTCTCCCACTCGGCAATCGCCTTGCCGTCCTCGGTGGTGGCGCTGCCGAGGTCGCGCTTGTCATACTTGACGTTGCCCTTGACCGACGTCTTGAGCGAGATGAGGAAGCCGGGGCGGAGGGTTTCGACGTTGGATAATTTCGGTGACATGATGGTTGCTCCTGTGAAGCGTTGAATGAAAAAGGCGACGACGCAGGATGCGCCGCCGCCGTGGGTCTTACAGATCGAGCGCGCGAACCTTGCGCGCCTGATCGATGGCTTCGGGTGCCGAGGCGGGACGCGCCCGACCGGCAGCCCAGTCACGCAGCGCCGTGATCTTCTCGGACGCCGTGACGCTGAGCGGCACCACCGTCTTGGCGGCGTCGATCAGATCGACCGTGGTGATCTCGCGAGCACCATCGTTGAACGCTGCGAACAGCGCGTCAGGCACGATGGCTGCGATCTCCGAGCCGGTGAAGCCCTCGGTCGCTTTCGCAACCTTGGCCGCATCGACCTTGACGTCGCCGCGATCATACTGACGCAGCGCGGCAGCGAGCACCGCGTGGCGCTCGACCGTGGTCGGCAGGTCAACGAACCACAGTTCATCGAACCGACCCTTGCGCAGCAACTCCGGCGGCAGCGAGGATGCATCGTTCGCCGTCGCAATGACGAACGCTTCGCCCTGTCGCTCCTGCATCCAGTTCAACACCGCACCAAGCGCATCGCTCGACACGCCGCCGTCAGACGATCCCGAGGTAGCACCTTGCAGCGCTTTTTCGATCTCATCGAACCAGACAACGCAGCGACCGATGGCTTCGATCAGCTTGAACAGCCGGCGCAGGTTGGCTTCACTGTCGCCGACGAACTTGGACTTGAGCGCGCCAAGGTCGACCTTCAACAGCGGACACTGCCACGCGGTCGAGACCGCCTTGGCCGTGAGCGACTTGCCGGTGCCCGGGATGCCGACGAGCAAGATGCCCTTCGGTGCCGGCAGACCATAGGCGCGCGCAGCCGGCGAGTAGGCCGACTTGCGGACGCCGAGCCAACCCTTGAGGTTATCAAGGCCGCCGACCGCATCGAGGCCGCCTTTCATCGGCTCGATCCATTCCACGACGCGCTCGCGGCTAACGACGCGCTTCTTCTCGTTGGCGACCAGCACCGGGTCGATCTTGCGCAACTGCACCAGTGACCGGGCGTAGCACGCCTGAGCCTCTTCGCCGGAGAGGCCGACCGCCGCATCGATGGCGGCGTCGCGCTGACCGTTGGGCGCTGCGCTTTCACGCAGGTCATCGGGCAGGCCTTCGATGGCCGCATCGAGGATCGCGGCGATCTCCGCCCGATCCGGCATCGGCCAATCGATGACCGTGGCATGGCCGGCGAGCTCCGCCGGCATATCCGCCTTGGGCGAGATCACGATCAGCGCCTGCGCCGAGTCGCGCGGTGCGCCCGGCAATGACCGCGCGAGGTTGCGCAGCATGCGCACCGTGGTGAAGCCCACGGCACCTTCGAGCCACGGTGCCAGATCGCGCATGATCCAGACGCCGCGCTCACGACCGGCAGCGCGCCCACCGATCAGGGAGAGCACGGCAGCCGGGTCCTCGCTGCCACGCATCTCGGTGACAGGTTTGCCGGAAAGATCGGCGACGCCTTGGGCGACGTCCCACGTGCGCGGGATGTAGCCGGCAGCGGCAGCGGCTTCAATCAGAAGCGCCTCGACCCGCGCCTCTTCGCGGGTGACGATCCAGATCAGTGGGTTACGTGCACGCAGTAGAGCGGACACGTCAGCGGCGACGATTTGGCCGCGCGTCTTGGTTTCGGTAGTCATGGTGTTGCTCCTTGTGCTGAATGATCAGCGGTTGAACAGTGAGGTGAGAAGCGCCGGGCCCTCGGTCCGGTCGCCGGCTTCGATCTCTTCGACGGCTTCGTCGGCGAGTTGGTCGATGCACTCTTCGCAGAGATACTCATCGACCGAGCGGCACCAGTAGAGATCGGTGACGCGCGGGCAGCGGTTGCAGCGGTGGGTCTGTTGAGAGAATTGCATTATGCTTGCTCCTTGTTGCGGTGGTCCCAGTAGCCGTTCAGTTTCGCGACGGCGAATTCGATGTCGGCCATCTTCGGGCCGGTGCAGATGATCTTGAACTTGGTGCCCTTCGCGATGGTGAAGCCGACGCGGTCGGCCATGCTCTGGCCTTCTTCGACCACGGTCGTGCGGTCGTAGTCACCGAACTGGATCGACCAGTTCTTGGTCTCGGGGTCGCGTTCGATCAACGTGTAATATTTGCGTGCCATGATGTTGCTCCGTTGGTTGGTGGTGATGATGAAGTGCATCTTGCCGCAGCCGGTTCGTCGTCAGGCTAGAATTGCAAACTGCGTTGTCCTGATCGTCGTCGTGCTGCGGTGTAGATGAACTCGTTGGCCCCGTGGTCACCGCGCAGTCGTTATGGCGTGCTGCGCATCTAGTGTGGGTGGCTGCCGTTCTTCCTGACGTCGTGATGGCGTGCGTCAGGGTCTCAGTGGCAGAGGACGACGCGGGCATTTGATTGCTCCCCAGAGACCTGAACCATTGGGCTTCCCCCCAGTGGAAAGATCGAGGAGAGGCTTGCCTGCATCCGTCGATCCGGTCGTTCCGGCCCCGGGTCGTGAAGTGAGCCTGTATGAGGCCGCACCCGGGGGGTCGATCTCGCCGCCCGATCAACCGGACCGAACAACGAGCCCTCAATCTAGCGCCCACCGTGGTGAATACAAGTGCCTGTTGAGGCCGTACAACAAATAATTTCATCAGGGAACCCGTGGGAAATCAGCCACTTAGGCCAAACCAGCGCTCTGGGTGGTGAATTATCGCTCCCGGGGAGGGCTGGATCGGCCACCGGGAGCGACCATTGTCCCTTGGGCCAAGCTTGACGGGCCCGATCACCGCCGGCAGGGTGCAGCCCTCAAAAGCGATTCGAGACGGAAGGAAGCGCAAGTGTTCTGGTCCGTCGTTCAGTCACAGCCAGCATGCGAGCGCCGCGCCATCACCCACATCGAGCGGCAGGGCTTCACGTTGTACGCGCCGCGCGAGAAGATCATCCGCATCGTCCGAGGCCGCAAGGTGCACACATGGCGCTGGTTATTCCCGCGATACCTGTTTGTGTGGATCGAGGACCAGTGGCAGCGCCTGTTCTCGACCATCGGTGTCACCACCGTCCTCATGAACGGCGACAAGCCGGCCAAGCTGCCAGATGAATTCGTTCCCGACATGAAGTCGCGCGAACACCACGGACTGATCGAGCTCAAGCGCTCTCGGTTCAACAAAGGACAACAGGTACAAGTAACCGGCGGATTGTTCGTCGGTCAGCGCGGCATCTACCAGCACCAGACATCTCGACAGCGCGAGATCATTCTATTGGAAACGCTGGGCACAGTTGAACTTGCACCGGGGCTTATCACGGTGAGCGTCTGACATCATGCGCCCAAAGGCTACGGCCAAGCGGGACGAACGTGCTGATGTGCAGGTCGTGGCCATGCTGAGAAAAAAGATCATTTCTCGGCGCGGACGGTAGTGACCAACTGAACCTCATCTGTAAACAACAGGCATCATCACATGACCGATACAACGGACATGGGCTCCAACGTCGTGCCGATGAAGAAGGACAAACGCGGTCGCTTCGGCAAAGAGGGTGTGCCCAACCCGGGCCGGCTGCGCGGCACCGTCAACAAGAACACCCGCCTGTTAAGGGAAGCGATCATGCTCGCTGCCGAGATCGAGGGACAGGATGGTCAGGGCAAGGGCAAGCTGGTCGGCTTCTGCCGCAGGGTGGCGCAAGAGGACCTGCGCGCGTTCTGCATGTTGCTCGCACGCGTGATCCCGTTGCAGGTGGAGAGCAAGACCATCGATGACACGCCAAAGCGCACCACCTACAAATCAGTGGACGAGGTGAAGCGCGAACTGGCATCCCGTGGCATCTCGATGGAGGTGATGTTCAAGATCATGCAGGCCGAGCCTGATCCGATGGCCACCAAGGAGACCACCATCGACAGCGACACGCCGCCGGAGGACATCAATGTCGTTGAACCGTGAGGAGATCATGCAGGCACTGGCGCGCGGCTATTGCCATGATAGAAATGCCGAGAAGGAAATGGATGCTGACCTTGTGGTCGCGATGGCCGACGAGGTGATGAAGGTGCTCGAACAACATGGTGCAATTCCCGCCGGAGAAAGAGGAGCTAACCGAGGCTGATCAGGCTAAGCTGAACGAGCTCGGCTACGCGGTGGCCCGCGATGACTTCTACGCCTTCCGCAACATCATCCGGCCCAACATGGTCAAGACGTGGTGGCAGAAGCACCTCGCCGAGAACCTGCAATGGTTCTACGGGCAGATGGTCAAGGGCAAGCGCCCGGCGATGGTGATCATGGCACCACCGCAGCACGGCAAGACCGAACAGGTGACGGACTTCATATCGTGGGTGGCCGGCAGAGACCCGAACCTGCGCACCATCTTCGGATCGTACAGCGACGAGCTCGGGGTGAAAGTGAACCTCGCGCTGCAACGCATCTACGACAGCGAGCGCTACAAGTTGGTGTTCGATCTCACCCGCATCAATGACACCGCCGCATCGTCTACCGCCGCACGGTGGCTGCGCAATTCAACCATCCTCGAATACGTCGGCTACGAGGGATCGTTCCGCAACACCACCGTGATGGGCCAGATCAACGGCATGGGGCTCGACCTTGGCGTGATCGATGATCCGATGAAGGGCCGTGCCGAAGCGCAGAGCAAGACGATCCGCGACAAGACGTGGAGTTGGATGACCGACGACTTCTTCGGGCGCTTCAGTGATCAGGCCGGCCTGTTGATGATCATGACACGCTGGCACCTCGATGATCCGCTCGGCAGGTGGATCGAGCACTTCCCGCAGACACGCGTGCTGCGCTACACCGCAGTGGCCGAACGCAACGAGAAATTCCGCAACAAGGGCGAGGCGCTCTTCCCCGAGATGAAGCCGCTGGAGTTTCTGCAACAGCGGCGCAAGGTGCTGACCAACGCCGGCTGGCAATCGATCTACCAGCAAACACCGGTCGCTGCCGGCGGCGATATGTTTCCGACCGAGCGCTTCAACATCATCTCGGGCGTCGACCGTTCGCAAATCAGGAAGAGCATTCGCTACATCGACAAGGCCGGCACCAAGGACGGCGGCGCGTACACCGCAGCGACACTGGTGCACGACATGCGCGACGGCACCACCGTGATCGAGGACGTGATCAGAGGACAGTGGTCGGCCATCGAGCGCGAGCAACGCATCCTGCAAGCGGCGCAAACCGACAAGGTGATCTGCAAGCGCTATTCGGTATGGGTGGAGCAAGAGCCGGGATCAGGTGGCAAGGAATCCGCCGAGGGCACCATCCGCAGGCTGAAGGGTTTCGACGCGCACGCCGACAAGGTGACCGGAGCGAAAGAGGTTCGAGCCGAGCCCTACGCCGCACAGGTGCAGGCCGGCAACGTCTCGCTGGTGGCTGGAGAGTGGAATAGGCCTTTCCTGCAAGAGCACGAGGAGTATCCTTACGGCAAGTACCTCGATCAGGTCGACAGTGCAGCCGGCGCGTTCAACAAGCTGGCCGAGAGCATCGGATCGTATGATCGAACGCTGTCGTGGGTGGGGTGATGACCAACGATGAAATCAGGGACGCGATCAAGATCATGAAGCAACGTGTCATGGGCAAAGGGCTGTTGCGGATGACGGATGATCGCACGTCGGCCATGCTCGATCTGATCATCGACGCCGAGATGATGTTGACGGTGGGAGGCAGCCGGCCACGCAACGAGATCATCGCCGACATCGAGCGCGAACTACAGGTGCCGTGATGGTTGCAACCGTGACGCCGATCAATGGCATGCAGGTGATCGTGGTGCCCGACGACGACAAGGACGCGGTCAACGTCCCGCCCGGCATCCTCAAGATGCTCGGACCCAACACCACGCTGATGAGCAACGACAGCCGGCGTTGCTACATGCGCAAGACGCACTGGGAAAATATGAAGGACAGCTTCGCGCTAACCAGCAAGTGAGGGACACCATGCTGACCGTCGTCAATGGACCGATCATTCGTGCAGGTGAGTCACTGTCAGAGCCCATCGACTGCGGTGACGGGCAGATGGTGCGCATCACCATGCCGGCGGACTGGACGTTCGCTGCGCTGACGTTTCAATTCTCCACCGATGGCACGTTCTTCAACGAGATGTACGGGCTCGACGGTTTCGCCGTCACCATCAAGACCGTGGTGCCCGGAAGTGGCGTGATCATTCCCGAGGAGATCGGGCGCGCCATCAAGTTCATCAAGTTCAGGTCGGGGCACGAGGGCAACCCGGTGCCGCAGGAGGCGGATCGCAATTTCGCCGTTGCGGTCTACAGCGAGGGCGCAGCACCCGCACCCGCGCGCTCGGCATCGAAGAAGCGGCTGCCATCCGAGATGGAAGCGATGATGCAGGCGCGGAAGAAGCCGCCGGCCAAGAAGAAAGCCGCCAAGAAGAAGCGCTGAGCATGTGGCTGTTGCTGGCGGTGTTCGCCGTCGCCGCTCTGATCGACCATTCGTACTATCTCGCGACCATGTTCGTGCTGACGTCGCTGTTCTACGCGCTGACGCGGTTGTCATGAGGTGAAGTGATGTACCTGTTCGACACCTTCACCAATTTCCTGTCGGGCCTTGGCGTCATGGGGCGCGACAAGAGCACGGGCCATCAGTACACCAAGCAACTGTGGTCACGCGATCAGCTTGAGGCCGCGTTCTCTTCCGACTGGATCACACGCAAGGCGATCACGATCCCGCCGCAGGACAGCGTGCGCGAGTGGCGCGCGTGGCAGGCCGAGCAAGACCAGATCGAGCTACTGGAGGAGACCGAGGACCGCTTGCGCGTGCAACTGAAATTGCAGGAGGCGCTGATCAAGTCGCGGCTCTATGGCGGCTCGTGCCTGTTGCTCGGCGTCGAAGGCAACATGGGGTCAGAGCTCGATCCCGAGACCATCGGCAAGGACGGCTTGAAATTCCTGCACGTGTTCGCGCCGCATCAGTTGGTGCTCAAGGACCTGATCAAGGACATCTCGTCGCCGTACTACGGGCAGCCCGAGTTCTACACGCTGCACGACGACACCGGAAAGGTTGGCAGCGTCGACATCCACCCGTCGCGCATGATCCGCTTCGTTGGACTGGAGACCCCGGACCCGATGGCCAACTATGGCTGGGGCGATCCCTTGCTGATGGTGATCAACGACGCGGTGTCAGCGACCGGCACCGTGCTCGCATCCATCGCCGCGATGATTCAGGAAGCCAAGTTCGACGTCGTCAAGATACCCGGGCTGACCGAAATCTTCTCGACCAGTGATGGCACGCAGCGATTGATCAAGCGGTTCTCCGAGGCCAACGTCGCCAAGTCGATCATCAATGCGGTGGTGCTCGATGGCGAGGAGGAGTGGCAGCGGATCGGCATCGACTTCGCCGGCATGCCCGAGGTGATGCAGATGTATCTGCAAGTTGCCGCAGGTGCCTGCGATATCCCGGTGACGCGCTTCGTCGGCCAGTCGCCGGCAGGGTTGAACGCGACCGGCGACAGTGACATGCGCAATTACTACGACCGCATTCACAGCGATCAGGTGTTACGGATGACGCCGCAACTTGAGAAACTGGACATCGCGATCCAGCGCTCATCGCTCGGCAAGTTCGACAAGGATATTTTCTACGAATGGAATCCGCTCTGGCAGATGAGCGACACCGAGAAGGCGACCATTGCCAAGACCAAGGCCGACACCGCCGCCGTGGATGTCACTAGCGGGCTGGTGCCGTTCGAGGCGCTGGTCAAGGGCCGCGTCAACCAGTTGATCGAGGACGGCACCTATCCCGGCATGGAGGCCGGCATCGAGGAGGCGATTGCCAACCAAGAGTCGCTCGATGAGGAGGAGCTCGCAGGTGAGCTCGCCGCACAAGCGCCGAAGCAACTGACCGGACCGGAGTCGAAGCGCGGCATGGAAGGCCAGACCGGCAAGGAGGTAGCGAAAGACAGCGCTGTCCCTTTCGCGCGTCAGGAGGCATTGGGCCTTTTGGCGAGGACGTTGCATGATCTGTTGATCCCGTGGAATGAACTGGAGCATCCGCGCGGCGGACTGGAGAACCCGGGACAGTTCACCTCGAAGGGCATGACCAAGACGGCGGCGTTTGTCTCGCCGAGCGTCAAGTCGGGTCTCGACTTCAAGGGCGCGGTGAAGGAATTGAATTCGCGCCAGCAAGCGCGACTGCGTGCAGCATCAGCCGACATCAATTCGAAGGTCGGCATTCAGGGCGCGCAGGAGGTCAACATCATCGGCGCGTGGTCGGATGGCGCTGAGAATTCCATCATGTCGCGCAGTGACGCCGACTGGGAGCACATCAAGCTTGCATCAGTGATGAAGGGCCACCTCGCCGATCAGAAGGCGGTGCTGGTGTTTCAACAGGGCGAAGGGCCGGCGACGCTGGCGCAGTTCGAGGCCAAGGGCAGCTTAGATAAAATTCACAAAGGGCTGTTGAAGGACGGCATCGAGAACCATACCATCGTGCCGACCAAGGATGGTGCGACGGTGTTCGTGGTCGACACCGATGGCAATTCGCTCGAAGCACTGGACAAGGCGGCAGCACGTCATGGCAAAGACAACCCAGTCTACTACCAGTTCGGAAAAGCCGAGTTCATCGGCTACGACGGCAAAGGATCGGACCGCGAGCAACGAGACCGCGCGCGAGCGATATACCAAGATGTCATTGACAAATCCCCGGTTCAAAATGCTCAAGCCATCTGGCAAGACATACGCGATCATTGGCAGCCCCCCACCGACCAAAAAGGGTACGCACTGACACCCAGTGCGCTGGTTGCCGAGCATCCCGACATCAAACCGAATTCGGTGGTGGTGACGGACGCAGCGAAGATGATCAACGACCGGGCCGGCGAGATACTGCAACGCGATCTCGGGCTCGATCACGTGGACGAGGACAACCACACCGAGGAGACCGACGACTATCTGGCCGGCGTGATCGCGATGGAATTGCGCGAGGGCTTGATCGGTGGCGTGTCGGGGGCGGACTGGTACGACGAGACGATGAAGAAGGCGATGCGCATTGCCGAGGAAATCTACCCGGGCATCGCCAAGGACAAGAACCAGAAATTCATCTACACCGCCGCGCTCGCGATCACCTCGCAGGGTGAGACCGTCGACCGCAACGTGGCGCTGGCAGATCAGGCCTACACGTATTTCCTTGAGCACGGCAGGTATCCGACCGACATCAAGGCGAAGAAGGCAAGTATTGCCGGCAACCTCAAGAAGATGAACGAGATGATCGAGGAGGCTGGCTCCATCGACAAGGTCCGCGAATTCTTCGACAAGCCGATGACCGCGCGCGATCTAGCTAAGGCAACCGGGGTCGAGCCCGGCGCTACACTGAAGGATGACTTGCTGTATGGCTCGGCAATGCTTGGGCCGAAGATCGGGCAGGGCTTCTATCAGAATCTCAACGGCAACTTCACGCCGATCACCATGGACCTGTGGTTCATGCGCGCGTGGGGCCGCATCACCAACACGGGCGTTGCCGGCGGTGGCCACGAGAAACAGATGGAGCGCTTCGTCGGCGCGCTGAAGGACGCCGGTCATCCGGTGCCGCGCAGTGAAGCGGACCGCGTCGAGCTCGCCGCCAAGATTTACAAGGAGCACGAGCGCGCGTTCGCCGCCGCCGCCAAGGCCAAGGAGGAATACGAAAAGACCGAACTGATCTTGTCGAGCGAGCGGCTGACGCTGATGGCCAACGGCATGATGGTCGAGCAACCGAAGAACGGATCGCAGCGCAAGTGGATCACCTCGGTGTTCAACAAGGCGATTGCAAAGCTGAAGAGCGAGCGCGGCATCACGCTGACGCCGGCAGGTGCACAGGCGACGTGGTGGTGGCCCGAGAAAATACTGTGGGAGGAGATGGGCGTTCGCGGCAAGGAGCGTGACACCGATTATGCCAAGTCCCTGTCGACGCTGTCGAAGAAGAGGCGAGACGCATGATCAAGGGCAAGCCAAGCTTCGCACCGTGGCAGGACGACCCTGATCCGCCGGATTACTGGGACGACGACGACTATGAGGCGATGCGCGTTCGGCTGCGCGCGTACTGGGGCGGCACACCGCTCGATGACACATGGGACCCGGGCAGGCATCCGCGCAACGAGGAGGGCGAGTTCGCCAGCGTGATCACGGTGGAGGAGGAAACGCCGGAGGCGGTTGGCAAGCTGGGACGCATCGCGGTGAAAAGCTTGGAGGCGCTCAGCGCCACGGGTGAGCAATATCGCGGCACGCGCATCAAGGCCTACACCACGCAGGGCGAGACCGGCATCTTCATCGAGAACGCGCAGCGGCTGATCAAGAGCACGGGCAAATACCAGAAGGCGACGCGGTCGTATCGCTTGCGGGTGCCGTTCAAGATCAAGACCATGAGCCACGACGCGATCCGCGAGTGGAACGAGGAGAAGCATTCACGCGTGCAGGGTGGTGCGACCGGCGGACAGTTCGGCACCGGCACCGGACCGATGACCGCACGCAAGGAGAAGAGCGGACGCGCTACCGCAGCAATTGCTGGCCGGCACAAGGAGCACGTGCAGGGCGAGCGCGCCAAGGCGCAGGAGGCCCAGCAACAGTCAATGCAGGCGGAGGCCGCCGCGCAAGCGCAAGAGGTGAAAGCGAAAGAGGATCAGACCGCCGCCAAGAAGGGCAAGAAGGTCTCGCGCAAGGAGGACTTCGACAAGGCCGGCGTGCGCATCCGTGGCGTGACCAGCGAGCACGAGACGTTCATCGCCAAGTGGAATGACAAGATCGGGATCGACCCTGCGGAATTCGAGAAGATGTTCACCGGAGGCTTGCAGGACCGGGTCGATCTGTCGGTCGGCATGAGCGGGTCGGAGATTCAGGTCAGTGGCACCATCAAGGATGAGCGCGGCAACAGCATCGGGAATTTCGACCGCGACATCAAGCCGGATAAGAACGAGGCTTACAGCGCCTACTTCAAGCTGGAGAAGGCCGCGACCGGCGACGACACCGGCAAGCGCATCCTCGGCGGCAACATCGAGACCTATGAGGCGATGGGCATCGACACCGTCAAGGTGACCGCCAACATCGACGTCGGCGGCTACGCGTGGGCCAAGTACGGTTACGTGCCGACCGCGTCCGCGTGGTCGACGCTGTCGGGTGATCTGGAGCGCAAGCTTGACCGTGAGACCGAGGAGGGCCCGAGCGGATCGCGACATCGGCGCAGTAGCGGCGACACCTACGAGGCCGACGACTGGGACATGCTGTCAAGCGATCAACAGGAAGAGACGCAACGGCGCTGGATGCGCGACAGCCGCGACGAGTTCGTGCAGAGCGAGATCGAGAGTTGGCGCGACAGCGGTCGACCGAAGGAAGAGGCGAAGAAGGAGATCGTCTCGGACTGGAGTAGCGGCGACAATGACTGGGCGCTGGATAAATTGAAGGAGCTCCGCAAGGAGCGGCTCGATAAAGCGAAAGAGGGCGGCGAGGAGATCAAGGACTTCGCGCTCAACGACGAACAGATTCTCGGCGCGCTGACCATCGATGATTACGAGTCGCGCTACGAGGATGGCGGCGACGATCCGGAATGGACGTGGGACGATGCCACGCTGGCCGCCGCAGGAGAGTTGAAGGCCAAGGGCCAGATGGAGTTGCCGGGGATCGAGCCGCCTGACTACAGCAAGATACTGAGCGACAAGGAGCGCACCGAGATCACCGACGCGCTGACCGACGCCTTCAATGCCAAGGCGGAGGAGGATGAGAGCGACATCGACCCGCCGGATTATCTTTCCGAACAGGTCGAGGAATATCAGGACGAGTACTGGAGCCAGAAAGACAACGCCGAGAAGCTGTCGCTCGCCATCGACTATGGCCAAGCCGACATCGAGGTCGAGAGCGAGGATGACGGCGATCAGGAAGAGATGGACCTGACCGAGGAGGAGAAGCAATCGCCGGAAGTCAGTGAGCTCTACGATCTGGTGCGCAGTGGCGATCCGAAGTCGATCTGGAAGATCGCCGATTCCTCGATGGGCAAGAAGCTGTTGCTGGGCTCGGGCTGGTCGGGCGTGCTGAACCTGAAAGACCCGGAGAGCTACGCGCGGTTCAAGGCCTATGTGGGCAAGAGGAAAAGCTGATGCCGAAGATACACGGGGCCGCCGAGGGTGAAGTGGCGCAGGAATTCTTCTATGAGGAAGGTGCCGGCAAGATGGCCGATGCAGATTTGCATAATCGAATCATGTTCGTGGCCGAGCACTGCGTGGTCGATGAGACCATCATGGCACCGATCCGCGAACGCTATCGGCGGAAGCACGCAAAGAAGGGCAAATGATCAACCGGCGCGACCCGACCCGCAGTGCAGGCCTGCGTCGACACGGTCGCGCACTGGTCAACCGCAGGGTGCATGCGCTGCACCTGCGGCTGCGGCAGGGATTATCCGAACAGGACGTGGTGGGCTTGCGCGCGCAGGCAGCGACATCGCCGCCGCTGGCGTTCATCAACTGGATCGAGAGCGTCTCGCACAAGATGGCGCGGGCCGAGAGTATGATAGGATTGCTGATCGATCAGACGCTGACGACGCCGATGGGCTGGCCACGTGAACTGATCGAGCGGGCGGTCGAGCATGGCATCGAACTTGTGGAAGCGGAGTTATCCACGTCGCTTGGACGTCTCGACGCTGGAGAGGTGTCACGACTGCATTCGCATGCGGCCACATCTGAGGTTCGGGGAATCGCTGGGGAGACGGAGCGCCGGCTGTTGCGGCACGTGGTTCGCGCGATTGAGACCAAGCAAAGCCCGGAAGCGCTGATGCGCGAGGTGCGCGCGACGCTGGAGAAGATCACGCGGCTGCGGCTGCATTTGATGATCAACACGGGCGTGGTCCGCGCGGTCAACGCCGGCAAGTTGTTCGCATACGCGAGTGAGGGCATTGATCAGGTTGGCATCGACCCCGAGTGGCTACCGCACACTCATCAACGTGATAGTGCGGCTGGTCATCCTCGCGCTGATCTTGTCCCACTTATTCTCGATGCGCGCTCGAAGAAGGCGAAGCGCCGCGAGCGTGTCGCCAAGAACAAGGCCAAGCGGGTTCGACGCAAGCGCGGCGTCGCCGAGGAATTGCTGAAGGAGATCGCCGCCAACGCGTTCGGACAACAGGCCACGGGCTTTGCCGAGCGCGTGCTGGAGGTGATCGAGGAAGCCGAGGACCCGGTCACGATGGTCAACGTGCTCACCGCAGGCGACGACAAGGTCTGCCAAGAATGCGAGGACATCGCGTCAGACGGACCCTATGAGCTCGATGCGGCGCGTGACCTGATCCCAGCGCACCCGAATTGCCGTTGCAGTTTCATCCCGTTCGGCGATAAACGCTTTGCTCCAATCGAGGAGCAATTGGAGGAGTGGGAGTGATGACACGATTTATCGCAAACGAGACGTTCACGTCAGAAGAGAATGGTATGGAGTACGCGCAAGGAGCGATCTACGACGTCGACCCGAGCAACTCGCCGTATCTCGACAAGTGGAAGGCCGATGGCAAGGTCCGCGATCCGGACGCGAAAGAGGAGTCCGAATACGACGAG